TCTGTCAATTTCCCCCACGCACCAATGTACTTTAACGAATAGTTACAAATTGTACATATACCAACACAATTACTACATTAGCATTGTGCACAAATATAAATAGTAATTTTTGTGTAGTTTTTACTATTGTAATGCGATTCAATATGTACTACTATAATACTGTGCTTAGGCACAAGGAGTTACATATATCATATAAACAATATAAGAAAAGAGGTATAAATATGAAACTAGCAAAAACATTTTTAATGAACTTTGAAACAGAAAAAACAGTATATATCGATACTGATTTAACTAGTGCAAACTTTGGTAAATTATTTACAGAAATAAATAATCAAATGACAGAAATTTTATTTGAAGACTGCAATTTTTCTTATGATACTTTTTGGGATATAAAAGAAAAATTAAGTGATAAATTTACAAAATCCGAAGCACTAAAAATAAGTGATGAATTCACAAAAACAATGCGAACTATAGATATTAGTTTTGTTTGTAAAATTGGTAAACAAATCGGAATGAACTTTGATTTATTAAAAAGATTATATGAATTATCAACTTGTAAGAAAGTGTTTTGGTAAGAAAGGAGAATAAAAAATGATTAATGAAAAAAGAGTTAAAGAGTTATTTGCAAAGAGAAATTCAAGTAGAGTTAAGATTATAAATTGGAAATATATTTATAGTAGATATTTAGATGAAATGATACCGTACTATGTACAATATTCAGGGGAAGTATATGTATGGAATGAAGAAAGTTTAGTTTATTATAATATAAACAGAAGTGAGTGTGTATCTCTTGATTTTGTTTTAGAAAATGTTGGAATGTAAGGAGGAACTAATATGAACACAATATTTTATATTAAGAATGAAAAAAAGACTAACAAAATTAAGCCTAAGTATATGTATAGTTTAGACAAACTCAATAAAGCTATAAGCTATGGAAGTACTATAGTAAGATTTGATGAATTACAGAAATGGTACAAAAGCAAAAAGCATTGGAATTTAGTGACTAAGGATAGAGATAGGTTAGAAACTGTATTGAATGAATTTGGATTCTATTATAACTGTGGATTCAGGTCAGAGGGTGCAGAAAGCTTTTATATCGAATTGGATTTAACAAAAAAACAAAATCAAAAAGCGGTAAAAATCTTTCAGGATTTTTATATAAATTTATAATTTAATCGCTGGTCTAACGGCACAACGGGAAGAAAGAGGTAATTTTATGAAAATTAAAGCAACAGTTTATCCAAACAAGGAAAGCAATACTAATTTGAAAGCTATGGTAATTCTTGAAGTTGAAGATTGCTTAATCATCAATTCAGTAAAAATCGTAGAGGGTAAAAAGGGGCTATTCGTATCTATGCCACAGTACAAGGACAAAAACGGAGACTATAAAGATATAGTTTACCCTAATTCAAAGGAAAAAAGAAACAGCTTAACAGCTCTCATATTAGCTGAATACGAAAACGTAACAGGTACTAAGGTTAGCACTACAAGTATTTAAATATGAATAAATATGATATTGACAACAATCTACATATTAATATTAATACTGGGATTGAATTTACAAGGGTAGCCTTAGAATTAGGCTACCCTATACAGTCAATCATTAAAGAGTTGAGAGAGCCGACTGAGTATAATATTAAGTTAGAAAATTTGAGAATTGCCGATAAAACCGTAACAGGCTATGCATTACCAACGGATATTGAAGATATTGAAAAAACAGTATCAAGTAGGGGTACAGCCGAAAACAGATATACAGCTGAGAAACTTATAAGAATATTAAGTAAGTATACAGATTACTAAATAGAAAGGGGTTAAAGTTATGTATAAAAGATTAGCAAAGGCATATAGTTACGACGGAACACGAAAATTAACAGATATTAAAGGAATAGTGATACATTGGACTGCAGGGAGTTTTGACACAGCAAAAAATAACGTTGATTTTTTTGCAACGTCAAACACACGATATGCAGGGGCACATTATTTTACAGACAAAAAAGGCTATGCAGGTCGTTCGCTTCCACTTAAATACATTGCAAACGCTGTTGGCGGGGGAGTAATGGGAGACGGTGGAAAAAAGTATTATAATATTCTTAATAATACGAATACAGTATCAATCGAACTTTGTTCGTCAACTTACAAAGAACCTTATAATAGAAAGCAAATAAAACGAACTAAAAAATTAATCAAGTATATAAGACGTAAATGTCCTAACATTAAGTATATCGCTCGTCATTATGATATTAATGGAAAATGCTGTCCTGCAACTTTAATTACTCCAGCTAGATGGAAACAGTTCGTTAAAGATGTAGGTTGTACCGATTTAAAGTACACACTATAAGAAAAGGAGTTAAAATTATGTATAAAAAATTAAGTTATTTATTTTTTTCTGATTTACAGAATGGGGATATAATTAAGATTAAGAAAGAAAATTCTAACGAAGATTATAAAATTCTAATCGTTGGGGAGCTTATTAATAATAGCACAAGAAAAGTGTATAATATCAGAAGTTTAAATCCTTTCCTTGAATGTAAGATAGTAGTTAGTTCCACAGGAACATATAAATATATTAGTCCTAGAGAAAGTATTATAATTGAGATTATGCAAATTAGAAGATTTTGCAATTACATTACATTAATAATGTATTATAATTATATTCGAGGACTAAATGATACTAAAGTACAAGATATTAATATTGTTCCTGATTTGGAAGTCTATGACAAAGTAGTTATGACCAAAGAAGAAATAGAAAAAAAACTTGGCTATGAAATCATAATAAAAGATTGATTTATACCCTGACTAAATATTTAGTCAGGGTATTTTTTATCTCATTCGTGGAAACACAAAAGGACAAAAACGTTGATTATATCTAAATTGAATTGGTGGAATTGGTTCAGGCAAAGGCGGGTCATCACTATCAGCTCTTGCGTAATACTGCCATTTATCATTATAGTAACTTCGAATGCTGATTTGCTCGTCAGGGGGTAATTTATCATTATGTGCTCCAACTAATTTAGTTGCTCCTGATGAATCGCTTTCGAAAACAACTTCCGTGTGACCCTCTCCGTCAATGTTATAAAACAATATATCGCCCCTTATTAAGTCAGCTTTAGACTTAAATCTTTGCACTTTAAAACCTAAATTCTCAAGCTCTGTTTTTTGATTTGCTGTGGTAAACTGAGTATTTAGGTCATATCCCCCGCCATTATGCAATCCAAAAGAAACAAAACTACTGCAATCAAAATAATATCCCTCATAAGTCCAAGGCACACCGTGTCCAGCTCCTAACTTATATAAATATTTATTATCGTTTGCGATATTTTCACACCATTTCAAAAATCCTGTTATACTTGTATCATCAACTGAATTAAAATTAAGTATATCATTCCATTCTTTACTCCCTATATGCCCTACATTATCACCGTTATATCGTTTTAAGATATTTGCTTCTGACTGGTCGGCAGGTCGCTCATAATTTTTTAGCCAAGCCCCTGTTAAATAAAGTATACTTTCTGTACTTTTAATAAATTCCATAAATGTGATAGGATAGTCGCTTGTTTTAGTCCATTGTAGATTGCTACGTGCTTCATAGTCTATTACGGATAACTGGGTAAACATAGTACTATAAGTATTATATCTCCCGATTGCTTTTGCTCTTTTTTGTAGGTTGCTTTTTGGAGTCCATTGAACAAGTCCATAGCCTGACCCCCCTACTTCGTTAAGCATAGGATTTACAGTTGATTCTGCTGATATATTTCCAAGTATGGCACATATTGAATTATTGCTCCATTCCAAATCACTCAACTGTTTGCAGTATTTAAGAATGCATTTAGCATTAAATTTTTGCTGTTTTTCTGTCAGATAGCTACTACTTCCGTAGTAGCTCCCTGACTTATCCCTGTATATTTTAGCCATATTATTACCTCGCTATCTATGATTAGCTTCTTTATACTCGTTATACTTATATACATAATTAATCGAATGCCAAATAGTTGTTCCATTATCAAACATCTGTTTAATTACATTCAAAGCGTCTTGCGGAATATTACCGATTAAATTAACTCCACTTGTTTTTATATAATTCCAGTAAGGACGACTGTCAAATTTAGGAACTTTTATTTGATTGATTTTGTAGCCAAACATTGAAAAATAATCATCAATCATTTTACAATTTTCAGCTGTAATTGTAACCGTTTGAGCTTTAAATCCTATTTGCCCAACGGTAATATTAGCAACCCCTGTAAAGGCTCCGTGGGGAACATCTGCCTTGCTTTCCTGGTCTTTCAAAGCTGAATCCATAGCATTTTTTTGATTATAATAATTGATTCCTGTATCAACTGCCCCAGTTACTGAACTAACAGCACTTCCAACATTTCCACTCGCCAGTCCTCCAAGGAATCCCGCCCAGTTTTTAATGAATCCAATTTTTGTATTATTCTCTAAGGTTGAATATTGATTTGAAATGCTGTTCTGATTCGCTGCCATATAGCTTGCAAAGCTGTTAGTTACAAAAGGAAGTTCAACATTAGTTTGCCCCTGTATTGAATAATCAAGATTTTTTACAACACCGTCATATTCATTTAAATATCCGAAGCTAGTGTTTGCTTCTACACAAGGAAAGTAATAATAAAAATCAATCTTACTTTTATCGTTGGAAAGTTCAAACTGCCCTTTCATTGAATTACCGTTATTGTTAGTGAAATTAGCAAAGCAATATGGATAGGTAAAGCATTTATTATTTATAGGAGTATATCCGTCAATATTAGTGGGTCGGTTAACCTGATATTTTAACATTTCAGCCTGATTTTTATTTATTCCTACATAATTAATAGGGTCACCTGTATCCGCAAAGTAAGCTGTTTCCTTTATGCTGTCGGGGATTGCGGATTTTGGCACCATATACAATCCACTAACGCCGTCTAATTTATTTTTAAGCGTAAGCAAACGTATTAACACGTTCATCACTTCCAAATCGTCCGAAAAAATAATGCTAGTACTGTATTCATATTTAGACGGTTGGCATGTGTTTGAAATAGCGGTTCCTCCTGAATGACCGGTTTGTAATACTCCTGAAGTATCTGTACAAGCTAAACAAAAGTACATTCCCTTATCATCTCCATTCAATACGACCGATTCTTTTATCTTATATTCATCAATCGGTAACCCCTCATCAATGATGTATGCTCCGTATGTATCTACTGGAACGTGTTCACGTTCCACAAATGAATCCTGAAAAGTTATTCTATGACAGTATGTTTGCCAATAATCATATTCATAATGAAGTATACAAGTAGTTAGATTGCTTTTCCATTCCACACTGGTAATAAAAATAAAGTACGTTTTGTTTGCTTCCTCTATCATTCCATAATTGTATTTATTGCCGTGATAGTAATTAATGTCTAATCTTATTGTTTTTTCAGATTTATTACAACTTGCCAAATTAGTTTTAATTACATCTTTGTAGGAATTAAAAGCGTTTTTTTGCTCGGCTTCTGTTTTGTAATAAACTTGATTTGAGTAGTCATTTATCGGAAAGTTTTTAAAAAGGGTTAAATTCATCATATTATCACCTCACTTTAATAAAGAACTGAACTAAAAAGATGTTCGCTCTCTATCCAGTCCATATACATATTCATTACATTAGTAGTTAATTCAAGAAATTTATGTAACAACTCTATTGCGTTACCCTCATAGCCATTAGACACTTCATTATATAATGATGTATTAGTTCCATTCTCGTTAGAAGTATCTGTAATATTACTATTACTGTTAGTATCTCCTGTACTATCGTCAATCATATTACTTGTATTAGTTCCCTGATTGTTGTTAGCGTCCGTTATAAAGTTGCTTTTTGTACTAAAAAGATTATCAATGTCAACAGAATTTGAAGGGGTATCACTGTGTAAATTAAAATCTTTACTGCTACTGTTGTTGAGGCTATTACTATGATTTTTAGAAATGCTGTGATTTTTAGCAACGCTGTTACTATTTCTGTCGATTTGATGATTCGTATTAGTATTTGAATCACTTTCCCTATGATAAGTGTTTAGTGGATTTAATTCATTAGCTTTAACTGTAACAAATCTAACAGCCCTATCCTGATACTTTTTTAACATCTTTCTAAAAGCGATTTTAAAATCCAAAAACGTATCAAAATTTAACTCCCTATCGAAAAAAGTATCGCATAAAAATTCTATAAATTTATTCCATTCGTTAGTATCATCTGTATAAAAGTATTTCTTTTCAGAATCTAAAAAATTTTTAACTTTTTCATATACATTTTCATAATTGAATTTTGGATCATACATATTTACAAGGTCAATTAATTTCAAAGTATAATTTGGATTATTCTTGTACATTCGTTTCAGCTCCTTTCTCAAACTCAAAGATACCGTTAACTGTATCTATGATTTTATTATCAACATCTACTTTCCAATCTGTGCCGAATTTTTCATTAACGTTTGCAATAAACTCTTTTCTGTTCTGAATCCTGTTAGAAAGTAGAGTGTTTTTTATATCGTCGTTACTGCTGATTTCACTAGTGATTAAACGTTCTTTTTTATTTGGATTAACTAAACTCGAAAGTCCTGTTACGGTTAAAAATTCGTTTAAAACATCTCTAAGGCCGTCGTAGTAACTTGATATTGTTTCTGGCGTGGAAAAACTCAATGTGTTAAATTTTTTGTCGGGTCGATTTAAAGCTACAGTAACAGGATTGCCAACGGTATGATTATTAAACTGGGTTAGAACTTCATTTAGACTGTTTTTGTCGGGAACTTCTAACAACGCTGACTTTCTACTTAATATGATAGCATTATCAATACTAACTTTAAGTTCTGCTATGCACTGTGCATACTGCCAAGCTAGTACGCTGTCGCTAACACTTGTAATATTATAATTATATCCAATTACAGCATTCTCTTTAGTGACTTGCTTTTCAGTTCCGTCAGGCATTATAGCCATAAAAGTGCTGTATTCATTCCAAGCGTTTAACCTGCCAGTAGGATTTGCAGGTGCAACTATTAGATTGTCGGTGAAATACTTAAAAGCACATACGTAAGCCGAATTGAAAAAACTTTGGTCAATTCTTCTTCTCAAAACACTATTTACATTTTCATAATCAAATATTCCAGTTAAGATATTTGATAAAACGCCATACCAAATATACTTCCAACGCTCTTTGTCATATAACGCTTGTTCCGTTCCGTTAGTTGGTTGCAGAACAAAAAATAAAAGGTCATTTATTTTCATATTTTTATATTCCTTTCCATAAATTAATAGGCTACTACTATTGAAGTAGTAGCCTGATTTTTTTTTACTGTAAGATTTCAAAATAAAATTCTACGTTCATTGTATCAGTTCCAACTGACAAGTTAAAGTTTGAAAGATAAGTATTATCAAAAATAAAGTGTAATTTATAATTTGAATCGTCAGATGTTGAATCTGCAAAAAATATTCCATAAGGAGAGTCTAATATTACATTAGAACTAAATAATGAACTAATAATATCAATTCTGAAATCAGAATCTATATTTGTAATTTCAGATTTTGGAATATTTATATAAATATCACCGTGAATATTATTAATATACTTTCTATCTGCTACTTCAACATAATTAATAGCAAAGTTATTATTATCAGTTCCTGCATTTTTTGTCAAAATTGCCGTAGCTTTGTATTTTTTCTGTTTTTGTGATTTATAAGTAAGTGAACCACTATCGCCAATCTGATAATATCTTAATAAGTTAGAATCGTTTTCGACTTTCGTTACTCGATTTTTTAAAACTGATATGTCAGTTGTGTTATTTTCAATGTCGCTCTCATTTTTTGTAATCTTCTTAACTAGTGTTGCGTCAGCGACATATAAATCCTTGATTTTAGTATCATAGTCGACTAATGTAGCATTAATAGTATCAACGTTACTATTAATAGTCTCAATATCACTTGTGTGTTCTGTAACCTGAGCCGATATAGTTCCGAACGCTGTATCTATCTTATTATAGTTAGCGTTAGGCACTCCATAGCTGGGGTAATCCATTCCCTCCCATAAATATAATTTTAAATTTTTTGTTTCTGCCATTTTTATTTTTCTCCTTTTCTAATCTCTAAAAAACGTTTGAACTTTATTAAAGCTATTTAAATTAATTGCTTCACGTAATTTTTCAGGTAAAGAATTATAATAAAAGTATGCTGATTCATCATCTTTATTATATCCTCGCCTAAAAAGTTTATACTGTGAATACAAGATGTTATTAATGTTAAAAAGAATGCCGTCCATAGTGAATTCTAATCCTGCATAGCTTCCTAAATCGTTAGCAGTATGATGTTGTGTCGCATACTCGATTGAATCCCAATCGAGATTGTAAGCTATTGCACTAAATGAGTTATCCGTGCCATTCTTATTATATATGAATATAGCGCACTTAATCTCGCCAGCTCCGTTTTTAACTGTAACATCACTGTAAACATCAGAGAAGTTTGTCAATTTAAACAAAATTCCAGCTCCCTCGATTTTAACATCGGCAGTTTTTCCATTTACTGTAATTTCTCCAAAATCTGTATTATAAAACGATACGTATATTCCTGCTCCGTCAGTATCTGACCTAACATTTACGACTTCTTGAACTAGTGCCCCACTCCAAGTAGCTTTATATATATTACTATATTCAGGGAGTTCTGATAATATAAAATTATGTTCTGCCCAATTAATTTTTGCGGATTCTGTAAGTAAATTATAATTATATAAATGTAATCTACTTTTGATTTCTGCAATATCTTCCCAAGTAAAGCTAAATCCTGATTTCTGAACGATTCGCATAATATCTCGCATACATTCTTCATTTGTTTTTAGATTACCGTCAACAGGCGAAAAGCTTGCAATGCTTTTACTTGCTAATTCTTCTAACTTCTGATTTAATTCTGCTATTAGAGTTTTAATATCTAATATTTGCTTGTCAGTGTAATCTCTGTCGCTTTTACTTGTATCGCTAATTAGCGTTTTAAGTTCTGCTTTAGCTTCGTTCAACAGTCTTTGGAATAATCTACCCAGTTCATCAATTTGTGATTGTAAATTTGTATTTATAGTATTAACATAATTTCTTTCATTTGTAATCGCTTCATTAATGTATCTAGTTAAATCATTATCTAAAGTTTTTAATTTAGCTTCGATTTCAGTAGACAGCTCTAATATTTTTTTATCAACGTAACCCTGATAATCGCTTTCCCAGTTCGATACATATTCAGTCACTTCATTCATCTTAGTTATTAACTGATGAATTATCTGTTGGGTTGATAATGCGTTATCAACCGATAAATTTTGACTAAACATAAAAGGCAAAAGTCTATTCATTATATCTTCTCCTCTCTTTTAAATTTTTAGGTAGTAGGATTTTTTTCCTACTACCTTTATAATTTTTATTCTGTAACAACAACTGCGTTTCTTTCAATAAGATTGTTGAAATAATCCGTTGGAACGTCTGACTTCTTCACTTCATGAACTAAAGCGTTAACACAGAAGAACGGAGAAGTGCTTAATGTTTGCCAGATATGTAAGTATCTATTATAAGCTCTTGCCGTTGGTAAGTCATTACCATTTACTTCATTATCCGGGTCATCAATTACCCTAAAAAAGTTCTTGTCGCAAATTACGGCGTCAATCGCATAATACTTTTCGGAACCGGTTTCGCCTTTTTTAATATATCCCAAGCCGTCAACTTCTGTAACATTATCAACGTTGAACGCTAATTCATCCTTGTTAAAGGCACTCGCTAAAGTTGATACAGATAATTTATTCTTAATCTTATATGGTAATATCAAGGCTGTATCATCTTTAGAACAAACCGGTAAAATCTTAGTAGTAGGATTTTTAGCACCCCAAGGGGAGTTACTTGCATTTCTAAAGTTAAATGAACTTGCTACATCCTTAACTACTTCAATAAAGTCGTTGCCTGTAGACTGGTCAGTTACTTCTGTAATCTCGATAGTTTTAATTCCGTCGTTCTGCACTGCTGACTGAATAAGCTGTAGCATAAGTTCATACTCTTCCTGATAATTAGACTGATATAATGTTTCTGTTAAGTCGTTAACAAATTTTTCTAAATCGTCCCAAGACTGCATAGCAAGTTTCATTTCCTTTTCCGAAAAAGTTAAAGGAAAAACTCTTTGTCTGTTAAGTCTATGGAAGCATTCAGCGTATTCCTGAGGATAAAGTTTAAACATCTTAGCCACTCCGTCAGTGGTAAATTCATAATTAAATCCGCTAACTAAACCTTTAGCTATTTCTCTTGTATCAATTCCTAATCCTTTGCCTCCTCTCTTAAATTTAGCAAGTGGATTTTCGAATTTAGCAATTCTATTGATAATAGTTTCGCCGATTACATTTATAAGACCTTTAGCAAATTCGTTTTTTACAGTTGAATACTGTAAAATCGGATTTGATAATTTAATAATCGGGTCACCATCCTGTAATTCTGAGACTTTTGTCTGATAATCTGCACTAGCATTCTGTCTAATGTAGTTTGCAATTTTAATTAAATTTAAATCTGCCATTTTTTATATCTCCTTTCTAATAATAAATATCCTCAATTTTTATTTCTTCGCTTGTTTCTGATTTGTCTTTTCTTGAACCATCAACTACAACTGGTATCATTGCTAAAAGTTCCAAGTTCTTTGCCTTTAGGCTGTTAACTGATTCCTGTAGTTCTTCTTTTTCCTTTTCTAAATTTTCTTTTTCCTTTACAACTTCGTCAATCTCAATTATTGATTCTGCAATGTCTGTTGTAATCTCGTCAATAGATTCAAACTGTTTGTTTGCTAAATCGTGAATCTTCATTCTACGTCAATCTCCTTTCTTATTTTTTCAAAAAACTTGCTGATTTTTTTAGGGAATACATTCGGATTCATTTTTCCTAAATTTTCAATGATTGAAATGCACTCCATAATTATTAAATATGTGCATACCATTTTGAAAATTGAAAATCCTACATTGATATCCAACATATCCATTGAGTGCTCTGCATAGGCTGAAAAAATAACAGCTATGACTTCAGCAATCTTATGAAGTCCACCCTGTCGCATTTTTGTTGAATTTAGCGACTTCGTAAGGATTGCAAAAATAACACCTGTAACAACGTCTATTATTATTCCTGAAAAAACAGCCAATCCATAATATAGCATATTCTGTTGCTCCTTTCTCTTAGGATAATACTACACTAGCATACTACTTACTTCTTTGTCAACTGTGTATTAAAGCAATATTTAATTTTTTCTTTTTTCTTTTTTCTTTGTTTGGGTTGCTTTTTTCCCAACACTGCAAGTCTAAATTGTTCTAATTTATTATAACTTTCGTCTGCCATAAATAAACCCCCTTTCATTTAATAATTTATATGTGTCAATATCGCCATATATAATAGGTTGATTTTTCAGCAAGGATAAATCTAATATAGGATTATGATTTCTGATGTCAGTATCGCATAATTTATACTTAGGTAAATCTTCTCCCAAGTCAATTGATAATCCATAATCTGTAAAACGGTCTGACCGAACAAAGTATAGTCTATTATTATATATATCTTGTATGATATTAAACTCGTATGAATCGAATTTATATTCATTGCCTACTTTTTTAAAAGTTCTTGTATCATCTACAGATATTACTATTCTATATAAAGGTTGATAGTGTTCTTTGAATAAGTCAATATCATCTAATACTTGTAGTAGCCAATCATCACTTGATATTACCTCACTCGGTAGTTCAAAAAATTCCAAGCCTGTGACCTGTTCGTTGCCTTTAATTCTTAATAGTTTAGGAATATCATTAATATCCTTAGTGATTCTTTCTCCGTATTCTACACCAATTACAGCAGGATTCTCATACTCCCCACTCGCCATATATGTATAAGTATGACCCTCTTCCAATCCGAAAGCATTTATCCCAAACAAAGTAAAGTATGGATTTATAGGACTTAGAATATTCCCAATAAAGTAAACGTGTACATCGTTGCGAAGTCTAACTATAGTGGCTAGTAACGATTTAAAATGGTCAGCTTCGTCAATCTCGTAGGAATAACTTGAAGTTAAAGCAAATTCATCAAATATAATGTTGCTTACATTTTCATAATTTATTGATTTGTAATTTTGTTGTCGCATTACAGGAATTACATAGCCAAGTATCTGTGCTGACTTAATAAAGTCACGCCTGTTGAAGTTCCTTTCTTCATCTAAATAAGCGTCATATTCATTTATATAATATACATTGCCTTTGTATTCTATATGTATGTCATATTTATGTAAGTTTTTTACAATAAACTCAGTCCACCAATTAGCTTGATGAAGTGCCTTTAAATCGTCCTTATATCGGCATAGCTTAACAAACTGAGTTCCCTTGTCGTAAAAATCTTGTAAAACAATATCCCTTTGCGTTGCTGTGGACTTTCCTGTTGTTCGAGTTCCCAATGAAAAAAATATATCAAAGTTATAATTTTTCTTCGCATTATCATAACTGTAGAATTTGAATTTTTTATTTTTTGATTTTTTAAATGCATTTAATTCGTCTAACGCTTTTTTTAAATTTGCTTTTTTAATCATAATTATTTAACCTCTTTATTCCTAAATCTGCTATCTGTTCTGCATATTCCTTGTCTGTTTGACTTATAGGCTGTTCATCTAAAGCGTCTAAAAAGCTATAATATCCCTTGTCAATTTCATCTTTAATTTTTTGATATTTAGTTTCTTCTTCAATTGCTTTTGGAAAAAGTAAGCTTTCAACTATATCAGGGTCTAATTTTGAATATTCGGAAATTAATCTTATTAACTCATTATAATATTCGGCATTTTTTACATTATGCTTACCTGAAATCCTCATTAACATTACTTTCCTTTTATCCTGTTGCATTTTTTGTAATTTTTCGGGGGCTTGATGCCAATATCTATACTGGTCAGACTGCTTACTTTCAATCGCTCTTCTTCTTCTTGATACAGTTGACGCTCGCTTTATCTCTCCTTTGTTAAAATCTCTAACAGATTTAGTATACTCTTTCCATAGTTTTGCTTCTGTTTCTCTTTCTGCCTTTGTCGACAATCCCCATTTTTTTTCTTCACGCCTTAATTTATCCATTAACTGCCTATGTGCTTTTCTTTCCTGTTCATCAATCTTAATCATAAGTCTACCTTTTTGCTTGTAAAAAAGCTGTCCTGAACGTCTGTCGAACCATTCATTTGACCCCGTCTTTTTTAAATATCTAGTGCTTGTTGTTTGTGTAACGTCTTGATATAATTTGTTTTTTTTCTTCATTTTAAAACTCCTTTCTATTCTATGTATAATTCTTTGTTACTATCAAGTGTAATTATAGTTTTTGTTGTAAATAAATCATAGTTTTTGTGATATAAATTACATATTAACTTTGCATATATTCCCCAAGTTTTAGTATTAAAATCCCTCATAGTAACGTCAACAGATTCAAGAACTACACCACTAACTACAGATTCACTATAATCATCAATTTGTAAATCATAGCGTTCAAACTTATATGTGCTTGCTAATCTGTTCGCTATTTTTCTATCAAATATAGTGCCGTAATGGTAGCAACTTTCGACCATTTCATCAAACGACTTTTCATAATAATCATAAATTTGATTGAATAGCATAGTAGCGTTAGGTAATCCTGATATTGTAGCCTGTAGTAGTTCCTTGCCTTTTTCGACCTTAGTGAATATATATGATTTTGTTCCCAATGATGTAAACTTTGTTGCTGTGAACTCGTGTTCAAGAACTCCGAAGCCTAAATATTTGTATTTTCCTAACGATTCAAGTTGTAATTTATTAAAATCATCAACCAACGACTGTACGAACTCACTATATTTAACCTTAATACTATCTGTATCAATATAATAGACATCTATTCCATTGATTAAGAATATATATGCAATATATAATATTGAAGCTCTAGCATACTGCGGAACATATAGTCCATAAATATAAGATGTTTTATGTTGTTTATTCAAGTAATCCGTTTCAAAATCACTTTGTTCTTCTATGTACTCCCAACTTGTACTATCATATGAGATTTTATCTCTCAATAAATGCTGTGCATTATCACCATACAAGGCATTAAGGTCAGCTTTTACATTTTGATAAATTTGCTTTGCGGTTGTTTTTTGTGCGTATAAATCTTTTTCAGAATTTACCATATTTCTAAAAAATTCCTCCGGTATCTCTTTTTCACTATACTGTTTGTATTCTGTAGCGTTTTCAAGTAACGAATTATATACTTTATATTCTGCTTTTTTTCTTCCATTATATTCAACGCTGTTTAGTTTAAATTCATTAGTAGCTTTGTATCTTGTTGCTATTTCTATGTATTCAACATCAACGAGTTTAAAGTCATAAAATAAAGATAATGTTAAGTAATCTATGCAAGTAACATACATTCTAATTTTTGATTGAATTTCTAATATTTTACCATTAATTATTTTACAATTATACATATTTTTTAGCGGTTTGTCTAATTCCTCAATTTTGCTAGTGCCTATGGGTTGAAAGTCAAACTTAGCCTTTATATCAGATATAATAATAATGGCATTAAACATATTTCTAAAAGGCTTTGGCCGTATGTAATTTAAATGTGTGGATTTATACATACATTGCTTTAATTTTTTAACTTTGTCTCCCTCATACTCTATAAATTGACTAGGAAAAATTCTTGTTAACATCTGAAAAGGAAAATCGCTCGAAAAATCAAAACTGCCTAAATTATGGTTGACCTGACCAATATATTTAGGATTTGAATAAACTAAACCACCCTGAAAAAGTTTTTCCCAAAATTCGAGTTGTTCTTTACTTTTTGCATTTTCCAATCTGCATAAAAATTTATTTAATTTGGATAAATTACCCTTTTTCTTTTCTCCGTGTTTATTTGTGTAATATTCCGATACATTAATATCTGGATTTTGTTCACAATTAAAACGCATTATTCCAGTTTTTGTGAATGGAATGCTTTCCAAATTAGTGATGTAAGAATTTTTTTTAATTAAGCTATACACGGATTTTAGCATAATTTCTACATCACGATAATTATAATCAATCTCTTCAGGTTCCAGTTTAGTTAGAGGTGTTCTAAGTATAGTGTAATTATAATCTAACTTAGGTAAATTCAACTCTTTACCTAAAGTTTTAATTGACTTATTTAACAGCAAATACGAACATCTAAATTGTAAATTATGGCATTGATAATATAAAGGTTTGTTTTTTTCCAAAAACATATATCCCTTGTTGTTTAATCTTGTATCAGATTTAAAAAACTCCAAATTATTGCAAAAGAAACTGTATTCATAAGAAAAGTTATGAATGTAAAAAAGTCCGGTAAGTTCTCTATCTTCCATATATGTATTTAACTCAAATAAATAGCTGTCTAAATCCTCATAAGTTCGCCCGAATTTAAGTTTTGTGTATTCCCCTGTAATACTATCAATACAACTTACACAGAAAGAATACATAAATGAACATTTTTTAACTATATCATCTGATTCAATATGTTGCATATTATTTTTAATATACCACTCATTATTATGCTGAATGCATAAATTATTATCTGAATCATAACCGATAGTACTTGTTTCAATATCTAATCCATAAATATATCTATAAAATGTTACATTCATATTAGACCCCTTTCTCGCTACTCCAATAGTATATCATAATAGAACATATACAACTACACAAAAATTACTATTTATATTTGTGCACAATGCTAATGTAGTAATTGTGTTGGTATATGTACAATTTGTAACTATTCGTTAAAGTACATTGGTGCGTGGGGGAAATTGACAGA